GTTTTAAAATGTTATAAATAATGGTAATTGAACATAGCCTTATTATGACATCTTATCATTAACTCAAAAGGAAAAGAGAAATGGCAGTATTTAGTCCCTCTGAATCTCCTGCGATTACAGTTAAGGAAGTTGACCTTTCGGGTTTCGTCCCTAATGTACAGTCAACTACTGGCGCTTTCGTAGGAAATTTTCGCTGGGGTCCGGCAAAGAAAGCTACTCTGGTTGACACAGAGGCCACGCTTGCCGAGAAGTTTGGATCCCCAACAGCAACTGGTGCAGTAGACTTTTTGTCCGCATCACAATTTCTAAGATATTCTGCTGCAATGTTTGTCGTACGCGAACTTACATCAGCAGCTAAAAACGCAACCTCCTCAGCATCCGTTGTAACAAATGTTAACAACAGGGATCATTGGGAGACAGTAAAGGGTGCATTTGGTGCAGACTCAGGCGACACTAACGTGGGTGCTTGGATTGCTAAATGGGCCGGAGCACTGGGTAACTCACTTAAAGTAGAGATCTGTACAGCAGCAGGATTTGCTGCATGGGCCTACAAAGGCGAGTTCGACGCAGCTCCAGGAACATCAGCATACGCAACAGCCAGAACCGGTTCCGGTGATGAGTGTCATGTAGTAGTCGTAGACGAAGATGGAGAATTTTCAGGTACAGTAGGAACTGTTCTCGAAAGATTTGCATTCGTATCTATGGCCAGCGATGCAAAAGCAGCTGACGGCACATCAAACTATGCACTAGATGTAATCAACTCTGGTTCCAACTACGTATGGTTGGCACATTGGGACGGTGATCTTTCCACAATGTCAAATGCAGGTACTGCAGCTTCAGGTACAACTTTTGGTAACCCATCGGCAGCAATTAGTAAGTCTCTTACTGGTGGTGTTGATTCTGGTTCGCTAACAACCGCTGAAGTGGCAACTGGCTTTGATTTGTATGAAGATACAGACACCATCCAGGTTGACTTCTTGATTGCACCTGGTATGGCAAACGCCTCTGACCAGGCAACAGTAGTAAACGATCTAGTAGGTATCGCAGGCGTTACCAGAAAAGATTGTGTGGTAGTAACCTCTCCAGACAGAGCAGCCGTTGTTAATAACTCTGCTCCAGTTACAGCAACAACTACTACAGTAGGATCTTTCAACAGCTCCTCATATCTAGTTGTAGACAATAACTACCTTAAAGTCTACGACAAATTTAATGACCAATATGTCTTTATTCCAGCTGCATCAACAACAGCAGGTGTAATGGCAGCTACAGACGCTAATGCGGCTCCATGGTTCTCACCAGCAGGTCAGAGACGTGGACAGTACTTTGGTGTAACAGCTTTGTCTTATTCTCCTACAAAGGCAGAAAGAGACACACTATATAAAGCTGGAGTCAATCCAGTGGCTAACATTCCTGGCCAAGGCATTCTGCTTTTCGGTGACAAAACATTCTTGAACAGACCTTCTGCATTCGACAGAGTAAATGTTCGTAGATTGTTCCTAGTCATGGAAAGAGCAATTGCAGCAGCGGCAAGAAATGTAATGTTTGAATTTAACGATGAGTTTACTCGCGCTGAATTTGTTAACATTGTAGAGCCATTCTTGAGAGAGATTCAAGGTCGCCGTGGTATTACAGACTTTAAAGTTGTTTGCGATGCAACCAACAATGGAGCAGCAGTTGTAGACCGCAATGAATTCATCGCGAACATCTTCGTAAAGCCAGCTCGTTCAATCAACTACGTCACTCTGAACTTCGTAGCTGTTAGAACTGGTGTTGACTTCGAAGAAGTCGCAGGTACAGTATAATAGGGTCAGAGGAGTAAATAAATGGCTATTCTAGGAGTAGACGACTTTAAGGCCAAGCTGAGAGGTGGCGGCGCTAGACCTAATCTGTTTAAAGCGACAATCAACTTCCCAGCTTATGCAGGGGGCGATGTGGAAGCATCTTCATTCCTCTGTGAGGCAGCACAACTACCTGGTTCAAATATCTCACCGATTATTGTTCCATTCAGAGGTAGACAACTAAAAATGGCTGGAGATCGTACATTTGATGTATGGACTCCAACTATCATCAACGATACGGATTTTGTAATTCGTGACTCAATGGAGCGTTGGATGAACGGTATGAATGCACATAGTGCAAACACCGGTCTGACTAACGTAGTTGATTACGAAGCTGATCTTCTTGTAGAGCAACTTGACAAAGATGGCTCTACCTTGAAGACATATAACTTCCGTGGGTGTTTCCCAACAGCAGTATCACCAATCGATCTGAGCTATGCAACAGAAAACGAGATTGAACGATTCACTGTTGAGTTCCAAGTCCAGTACTGGGAATCAAACACCACTTCGTAGAGTCCTATAAATATAAGAGGGGCCAGAAATAGGCCCCTCTAACTCTAATTAGGAATTAATATGGCTGAAGACAGTATTAAATTATTTGGGTTCGAGATTAAACGAGCCCGCAATAGACAGCAAGAGAAGCTGCAATCTATTGTTCCTCCAGTAGATGAGGATGGTGCAGGCTTTGTCACAGCTGCAGGTGCACACTATGGCACCTATGTAGATTTGGATGGTGAAAAATCCAAAGACGAAAAACAATTAATTATGCAATATCGTTCTGTGTCCCATCATCCAGAGGTTGACGCAGCGGTTGAGGATATTGTTAATGAAGCAATCTCGTCTAGTCAGAACGAGCCGGCCGTAAGACTTAATCTTGATAACGTAGAAGGATTAAGCGATAGTATTAAAAAAGCAATGGCTGAAGAATTTAATTCGGTATTGTCTATGCTTAACTTTGGTGATCTTGGACATGATATGTTTAAGCGTTGGTATATTGATGGTCGGATGTTCCATCATCTTGTACTAGACGAAAGAAATCTTAAAGCTGGTATCCAAGAGATTCGTCCTATTGATGCTGCTAAGATTAAAAAAGTTAAACAGATCAAGAAGAAAAAAGATCCAGAGACAGGTGCAACATTGGTTGAGCGTGTGGATGAATTCTACATCTACCAAGAGAAACCAGGTGGAACCAATCAAGGTGTTAAGATTACAGCAGACAGTGTTTCTTATGTGACATCAGGTTTGTTGGATGAGGCTCGTAAGAAAGTAGTCTCTCATCTACACAAAGCTCTGAAGCCTATCAATCAATTGCGTATGATGGAAGACTCTTTGGTCATCTATCGTCTGGCTCGTGCGCCTGAAAGACGTATCTTTTATATCGATGTAGGTAACCTTCCAAAAGGTAAGTCAGAAGAATACATGAAAGGTATCATGGCTAAATACCGGAACAAGCTGGTGTATGATGCTAACACAGGAGCCATCAGAGATGATCGCAAACATATGTCAATGTTGGAAGACTTTTGGCTTCCTCGTCGTGAGGGTGGTAGAGGAACTGAAATCTCTACTTTGCCTGGGGGAGAAAATCTCGGACAAATCGATGACATTGTATATTTCCAAAAACGTCTATATCGCTCGTTAAATGTTCCTATTAATAGACTTGAGCAAGAGTCTCAGTTCTCACTAGGTAGATCTACTGAGATCACAAGAGACGAGTTAAAGTTCCAAAAGTTTATCGATAGACTTCGTTCTCGTTTTGATAACTTGTTCTATAACATCTTAAAGAAGCAATTGATCCTCAAAGGGATTATTACTGAAGAAGATTGGGATAATTGGAAAGAAGATATTAATGTTGAGTATGTTCGTGATAGTCACTTCACAGAACTTAAAGATGCTGAGCTTCTTAGGGAGAGATTACAGACCCTAGATATGATGCAGCAATATGTTGGAGAGTTCTTCTCCAAAGAATATGTTATGAAGAATGTTCTGTTCCTTGATGAAGATCAGATTGATCAAATGAAGAAACAGATCGACGATGAAGTAAAAGCAGGTGAAATAAATGATGATGATCAACAGCAACAACCTCAAAACAATGAACCACAACAACCAAATGAATATTAGTGGAGTATAAAATGGCAGAAGTAACAGACTTTTTGGATCAGGTTATTAATCAAGACTTTGCAAGCGCAGCCCCTACGTTTAACGACATCATGGGCGATATGGTCAACCAATCTCTCGAGCAAGAGAAGGTCAAGATGGCTAATCAAGTTTTCAATGGAGTTGATCCAGAAGAACGTGCTGATCAAGATCAGTATGAATTAGATCTAGATGATCCTAACATCGACGATGAGGATGAACTAGATGATGCAGCTGAAGAAGCTCTTGACATGGAAGATGATGAGGAAGATGATTCCGAATCTGACGAAGAAGAGCAATAATCTTTCCCTAAATTTTATTTTATATAAATAAATTACAATAATAAGAGACAGTGTAGAAATGAAGACGTTTGGACAACTTAGAGAAAAGCTGGGTAGACATCCTTCAGGGGACATGGTCTTTGATAAAAAGATAGACCGTATTCCTGTGATGATACATAAAGAGAAATCAGGGTTTGTAGTTTATATTGATGGTGATAGATTAGATGCCTATAAAACTCAGCGTGAAGCAGAGAAAATGGCAAAGCAGTTTGTAAAGACATATAAGGGTTAAAAATGGCATTCGTAGCAATACCTAACAACGATCAGTATGAGTATGATAATGCTCCTCCAGATCCAGGTGTTGGTCACCCAATGAGAGCATTGTGGTTGAAGTCAGCGAATGGTATTAGAACATCACATAACCACTCTGTGTATGTGCGTTGTCGTAGAATAGGTAGCGGTAATGTAGATCATGGAGAGATTAGTAAAACATATTGGGACGCAAGAGCATGAAATTAATTGCAGAATATAACGAGCAGAACATTGAGTGTATCGTCGAAGCGAAAGAGGATGGTTCTAAGAACCACTTCATCGAAGGCGTATTCATGCAGTCCGAAGCAAAGAATAGAAACGGACGTATCTACCCTAAAGCGATCATGGAGAGCGCTGTAGATAAGTACGTTACTGAACAGGTTTCTAAGAACAGAGCGGTGGGTGAATTGAATCATCCAGATGGACCAACTGTTAACTTAGATAAAGTATCGCATAAGATCACTGAACTTAGTTTTAAGGGAAATGATGTTATGGGTAAGGCACAAATATTGGATACTCCAATGGGTAATATCGTAAAAGGTTTACTTGAAGGTGGTGTTCAACTAGGAGTGTCAACTCGTGGTATGGGTAGCCTTGAGGAAAAGAATGGCACTATGTACGTCAAAGACGACTTCGTTCTTAATACGGTTGATATCGTACAAGATCCATCAGCACCAACAGCTTTTGTAAATGGTATAATGGAAGGTGTTGAGTGGGTTTGGAACAATGGTGTTATTGAGCCTCAAGTAATTGAACAAATGGAGACTGAAATTAAAAAGGCTCCACGCGCTGACCTCTATGAGGTTCAGACACGTGAGTTTAAAAATTTCCTCTCGTTACTGAAAAACAATTTATAAGGGAGTCACACATGACTGATCAAGTAAAAGACCAGGATGTAGAGCTCGACGAGGAAATCGAAGAAGCTCACGATCCAAAAAATGCTGAAGCTCAATCGGTTGCATCTGTAGATGCTGCTGAGAAAAAAGGCCCTAAAGCTGCAAAGCGCAAGGGTGATAAGAGCAACAGCGATGCAATGGGTAAAGTAACACCTGGCGATCCAGACAAGCATTCAGCAAAAGGTATGAAAGCCGAAGACGTTGAATTCGATGGAGATTTTAGTGAAGACTTGAATGCACTGGTCGAATCTGAAGCTACATTGTCGGAAGACTTTAAAGCTAAAACAGCTGTTATTTTTGAAGCTGCAGTAAAGTCGAAGCTCTCAGAAGAGATCAATCGTTTGGAAACAGAATATGCTGAGCAATTAGCAGAAGAAGTTTCTACTACGAAAGCAGATCTTGTTGAGAAGGTAGACAGCTACCTCAACTATGTAGTTGAGCAATGGATGGAAGACAATAAAGTTGCAATCCAAACTGGTCTTCGGACTGAGATTGCAGAAGGCTTTATGAGCAAGTTGAAAGACGTGTTCGAAGAGTCTTACATTGAAGTTCCTGAGTCCAAAGTAGACCTAGTTGATGAATTGGCAGAAGCTAACGAAGGCCTTGAAGCCCAAGTTAATGAAGCAACTGCTAAAGCTATTGAACTTGGAGAAGAGTTAGAAACTTATAAGCGCGCAGCGGTTATCCGCGAAGCTGCTAAAGACCTAGCTGAAACTCAAGTTGAAAAGCTAACATCACTCGCTGAATCAATTGATTTCGAAAGCGTAGAAGCATTCACACAGAAAGTTGCTACACTTAAAGAATCATACTTTAGCAAAACCAAAACCGCTGAATCTATTGTAGAAGATACAGATGACACTTCTGATGAAGTTGAAGTATCTCCAATGATGGAACAGTACATTAACGCATTACGCAAACACAAATAAGTAAGTAGGAGATCCAATTATGGAAACTTATGATCGTCTCGTAGAGAAATGGTCTCCGGTATTGAACGAAGAATCAGCCGGTTCAATTCAGGACGCACACAAGCGTGCTGTTACCGCTGTCGTTCTGGAGAACACAGAAAAAGCAATCCGTGAGCAAGGCGAACAAGCCTCAATGATGACGGAAGATGCTGCTGCAAACAACACATCTGTTGCAGCTAACTGGAACCCAGTATTGATTTCACTAGTACGTCGTGCTATGCCAAACATGATGGCATATGACGTATGTGGTGTTCAGCCAATGTCTGGTCCAACAGGCTTGATCTTCGCAATGAAGTCCAAGTACAAAACAACTCGTGCTGGTGCAACATCCGGTAATGAAGCATTGTTCGGTGAAGCAATTTCTGGCTTCTCTGGCGACTCTTCAGGCACTCAAGGTGCTGACGGTTCAGGTATTGGTGGATTGGCTAACGTCGATTCTGCTGGTGCAGTACCAACATTCGGTGGTGGTATGACTACTGCGAATGCTGAGCAACTAGGTACAACTGGTGAGTCTGCATTTGCTGAAATGGGTTTTACCATTGAAAAAGCAACTGTGACTGCGAAGTCACGTGCTTTGAAAGCAGAGTACACACTTGAGTTGGCTCAAGACTTGAAAGCGATCCACGGGTTGGACGCTGAGACAGAACTGGCAAACATTCTGTCTACAGAGATCTTGGCTGAGATTAACCGTGAGGTTATCCGTACAATCAACTCTCGTGCAAAAACTGGTTTCACAACTAGCAACGCAACTAAAGCTGGTATCTTCGATCTGTCTTCTGATGCAGATGGTCGTTGGTCAGCTGAGAAGTTCAAAGGTCTGGTAGTACAACTTGACCGTGAAGCAAACCAAATCGCCAAAGACACTCGTCGGGGCAAAGGTAACATCGTTATCTGTTCTTCCGATGTTGCAACAGCTTTGTCTGCTTCTGGTATGCTAGACTATACACCTGCAATGAACACTGCGTTGAACGTAGACGATACAGGCAACACATTTGCCGGTACTCTGAACGGTCGCATGAAAGTCTATATTGACCCATATGCAACAGCAGACTACATCACAGTAGGCTACAAAGGTACAAACGCATACGATGCAGGTATCTTCTATTGCCCATACGTACCATTGACCATGGTTCGTGCAGTTGGTGAGAATGACTTCCAGCCACGTATCGGGTTCAAAACTCGTTATGGTATGGTTGCAAACCCATTTGTGGGCTCAGCTCCTGGCGATGATATTGGTGCAGCTCGCGCTAACCAGTACTACAGAATCTTCCGCGTAGACAATATCCTGAACCCAGCATAGGGTACGGATACGGAAAACAACTAGGGCCGCTCACGCGGCCCTTTTTTATGTTTAATATGTAAAACCTTTTCTCTCTAAGACTCTTAGAGGAGAGCTGTCTATATCATCTTTGCTTCTCATCTCTACATATTCTTCAACTGTAAAGTGTTTAACTAAGAATCTTTTGAATGCTCCCATCTTAATAGGGCTGCCGCTATACTTAAAGCGCGCGATAAATAATTCTTTAGGCATGCCAACACGTGAAGGATGACATTTAGGAGCTACTTGATCCCATGTTGGTTGACCTTCGTAAGTACCTGTGTACTCAAGATATCCACCGTGGTAAGTAAACTTAGATTTATCAAACTTAGTCATAATATTCTCTCCTTATGAAGTTGCTGCCATGTAGAATTTTTTTACGCCTTCGTCCCAAAGAGTCTTAGCGCAATCTGCAGTATCAAACCCATACTCATCAGCAAAGTCAATTGATGATGAAGTAGCTACAGATCCATCGAAGCCCATCTCTTGTAGGTACCAGCAAATAGTTTTAGCGGTTTTAGCTATACCTACCAACTCACCATTTGAGTACATATCAATGTGACCTTCATC